TGACCTAAACAGTTTTCTTTGGAAGTATACAATATCGTCAATCTCACCAAGATTTTGACCACCGGGAAGTGTTGTAATCTCTGTGCCTCTACCACCTTCTCGACGTGGGAGCCAGAAATCTTCCAGCATACTCATATGATTTCTATCATCACGAACTTCACCAGTTGTAGCATCATATACTAACTTGTTACGATAACGATTCATAACATCTTTAAGATATTGTTCTGCCTTTACCTTTGGTAGATTGCCGACATCAATGTAAAATATTCTACGCTCTGGTGCCCGTGAGATACGATAGATTACCAAAGAATCCTCAACCATTCTCAACTGGTTTACAGGTTTAATTGCTTTGTGGAGATATGACAGTACTCTACCACCATTACCATCAATCACACCAGATGGAACATAAGTGATAGCGTCTGGATGAATTTGAATCCCTTGACTAGCTCCTGTTGAACCTAATCCTTTTTCATTGTAAAGAAAGAACTCCTGAACTTTTTTAATTTTATCGACACCAGTTTTTACATCTTTTTCTTTTTCAATTTTTCTTACTTTTTTAATTTTAGTGGCATCAATATATCTAAGTTCAGTTATTCCTTTTCTTGGTGATTTTTGGTCAATGATTTTATGAAAATAAATGCGTCCATCAACATACCATCTACGGAAAAGGTCATGACCTTTTTCTTCAAACTTGAGAAGACGTAAGACTTCATCAAATTCTTCTGTAATTGTTTTTTTGATTTTACTTGAATATGGAATATTGTCTAGAACAATTTGAACAGCAATATCTCTTTCGTTTGCAACAATGCCTTCATTTATAATATCTTCAATAGCAGTATCGCATTCTGATTGTTGTGCAATGTCTCTATACCGACGAATCAAATCTAAGTCAGTCTTTTCCCTTCCATCAGTATTTAGATAGGAAGCACCGAATCCGCCACCAGCTATGTCTACTGCACCATCATCAGAGGTTGGGGCGGTAAAAGATGTACCGCCCTCTTCCTCCTTAGATTTGCTTATTTTGTATCCAAAAAGTTCTGCCATAATAACTCCTACTAATTCTTACCTATATTTAGTAGGTTTAATATTAGAAGTTTACAGAGGAAGATTCAAAGTGTTGATATCTCCATGTGCATTCAAACTCTTCGATTGCGTCAGCAGAGCTTGCATCAAGTGCAATTGCGGAGATAGTCATAGGCCACGCACTTCTGAAAATATATGATTTCAAAACTGTGTCATCCCTATCCAACTGGTCCACTGTCAAATCTGTTTGATAGTCAGCTGCTGCTACAACACCAGTTCCTTCAGCAAGATCATTAATACCGTTTGACCATAATTCCAATGAAGTTCTAAGTGCAAAATCAGTATCATTCAAGAATGTTGTTGTCCATGGTTCATCAAAAACACGGTCACCAGCAACATATATATTCCTACCACGAAATGGAATTGCAATTTCTGGAAGAGAAAAAGCTGGTAATGTTGATGCTTTACACAAGAATGATGCTCTACGAACATCTAATCCTGTAGCAATTCCTGTCGGCGGTGTAATTGTCACCTTAAATTGGTTTGCTCTTGCACCACCACCAATCAATTGGGCTTTAAAATCGTCTATCTGTGCCATGTGAAGTTACTCCCTAAAATTAAAATCTACCAACTACTTCGTCAAATTCCACACCAGTACGAACTGCTACGAAATTGAGTGTGATAAAGTTAATTGACCTTGCTGGTTTGATATAGATATCACCAATAAATTCATTTCTATCTATGACCTCACCAGTATTATTCGTATCATCACAGACCACTCTAAAGTCAAAGATACCTCTACGACCTTGAACATCTCTCAAGAAAGGTTCAACCAAGTTTCTGAATGATGCTCTCGTAAATTCATCGTTGAACTCAAAGAGTTGGAATTTAGAAGCTGTTGCAATTGCTTTTTCTAGAACCAAGAACAACCGTCTTACGTTAATTCTATCGAAAGCACTTGGTTTTGAAAGTGCAGTTTTATCACCAAACAGAACCACACCTTGACCGGGGAAATCAACAACAGGATTAACTCTTGCTCTATAAAGTTGATCTCTTTCAGATTTCTTTGGTGTATATGAAAGTTTGATAGCACCTCTCACATTACCACGATTAAGACCAGCTGGTGAGAACCAAGGGTCAGCAACATTATCTGTGAAAGCACAAAGACCCGCTGTATCGCCGTTCATTGGAACAAAACGATAAACATCATTGTACTTGTCATACATGTATTTGTATCCACTATCGAATACCATGTATGAAGAAGATGGGCAAACATTGAAAGCATCAACAACATTTTCTGTAGCTGTTTGCGAACTTGAAACACCTACTGTTGCTGCCCGATATGGAGAAACAAATGCGACACAATCTCTTCTCTCATCCGTTAATGAGGTTAACATGGTTACATGTGTGTCTTGTGTTTCTTGAGTATTACCATCTCCACCACCTTTTCCACCAAGGACAAGATTAACATCAATTGTTTCTGTATCTCTAAATTCATCATAGCCCCTTTGAAGTTCACCAGCAGTTACAGCAAAATCGTCAACGCCATTTTTTAGAATTGTATTTGTTGGTGTATCAAGAGCAGCATATGAAGTTGCGCCAGATTCGCCTTCAACCTTACTACCAGCATTAGCGGCACTTCCATCTGTTCCATCTAAGAGAATGTTATCACCAGCATCTGTTCCAGCACCATCTGTTCCACCATCTTCCATTACAATGAAAGTTTCTGCTCCATCAAAATCTGTTCCCCAGTTAAAACCAGCAGAGTTGTGGTCCATCTGATAAACAAAACTTGAAGACCTAAAGATTTTATCGGCGTAGTATGTGCTATCACCTTGTGGTGACTTACCAAAAATATTTTTAGAAAGATTTGGATAAGTTTCTAAAATAGCATTGGTTCTATTTCCAGCTGCAAGAGCAGAGAAACCAGTTATTTCCCCAAGATGATCAAATACGACAATATGCATTTCATCGTCAGTGCCTCGTTGATTGTTGGTTGCAAAATCTGATGTGCCGGGAGCAGCATCAAATAAATCATACCATCTCCAGCGCCGACGAACACTTGTTCCAGATGCAATTTCTGTTTGAAGTCCGCTACCAACTGGGTCATCTTTTAATTTAACTGTAATTGTAGCTGCACCAGTATCCACAGCTACAACTTGATATTCAAATCCTAGTGTTTCAGCAAAGTTAACAATATCATGAATATTAAAACCAGCAGAAGATGTAAGACTGATAATTTTCTGACCTTTTGCCTCTGTTCCACTTGTTGTTGTTTTAGCTAATTCCTCATAAGCAGTTGCCGACGCACAGATAGAAACACCAACTGAATTTCCATGAGCGCCAGCAGTCCTTGCAGCCCACTCACCAACCGAACCTTGTCCATCAGCAAAAGCATCTTCGTAATGATCATCATCTCTAATGATAAATGATGAACCAGATGCAATAGCATTTTTAACACCAGATTCACAACGAACAACACTCAATTGATCTGAATATTGAAGGAAGTTTGCAGCGGTGAAAAAAGTTTCAAATTGGTTGCCAGAATTTTGTGGCTCACCAAAAATCTTTACTAATTCTTCCTCACTGCCTAATCTTACAATAGAACCAACTGGACCTTTTTTAAATGCTCCAGCAATAGCACCAATCGTTGTTGGAACTGCTGGAACGATACCTGTAAGATCAATTTCTCTTACGTGGACGCCGGGAGATACAAGGAAACTCATGTCTTTACTCCTATATCAGACTTCAAAACGAAAGAAACTGAAGTCTATGTTATTTCAGAATATTTATAATATCTGATTTCTTAAAACCTCATTTTATATGTGTTATAACTTATAAATAATATTATGAACGAACACTATGAAAAATACAAAGAGACAATCAAAAAGGTTGCTCGTAGAAACTATCGAAAGAGAATTGTTCTATTAAATGATTTTTTGGCAGAACAATCGTGTATGCATTGTGGTGAAAGTGAAACAATTTGTCTAAAGTTTCATCCACACGATTCACAAATTCGTAAACTAACGAAACGAGTTGGGACTAATAATGAAAGCAGAAAAGAAATATTTCATTTAATAAGTAAATCAATAATTCTGTGTTCAAATTGTTTTATAAAAGTTGATAACGATTTGATAGAATTTATATAGTTACCAATTTGTATTATAATCCCTGACAACAGTGGTCCATCTAGTTCCATACTCATCAACTTCATCATCAAGAGCAAGAGGATCATCAATACCATTCACTATAAATCCAAATGGGGCCATATCTTGCTCTAGCATATCTTGCTGTTCTTCCATCATAGTCATTCGTATATCATTATCTGTCAATTCTTTAAAGTATGTTTGATCTGTAGCCCAACCAAATATAAACATACAGGCAACCAAATCGTCATTGCATCCATCGTCAGCAGTATACGATGAACCTTTAATAATAAAGGTGGACAACTCATTGACACAATCATAATCTTCGACAATAAGTTTGTTATCCTCAATCAATTGTTTGAGATTTGAACATCCAATCTTCTTCACAGCTTTAGTTGTTCTTACCCCCAATTGCGCTCGCCCCCCTGAGAAGCCCGCTCCAAGGACTTGTCCCGCCCGCCCACGCATGGAAGCCATAACTAGGTTGTCATACTCCAAATCAAACTGTAAAGTATTTGCGACCTGTTCGCCTATGTCATTTACCTCAATCATTACATATGCGTTGTTATATGCCTTTGCAACTTCATGAATCTTGGTAGGAAACAGTAGTGGTTTAATCTCATTATCTCTAAACTTTGCAACAAGTTTATACGGTATCTCTGTAACATCGAAAACTATAAATGCAGAATAATCATTTGCCGTGCCTCTGGAAACATCAGCAGTCAGCATATATGTGTGATTTTCTTCTGGACGAACATGAATATCTATTCCAACATTTGAGTGAATAGGTGTTCTATATGTAAGTTGTTTTAGTTTCATAGAACTTATTAGAGTGTCTATAGACCCTAGAAACTCACATTCAAACTCTGAATTGAATTGTGATTGGGATGTGTTTCGTATTGTTTCTTCTTTCCAAACTTCATCTCTGCCGGGAACTTCACTCCAATGAACTTCTGTGGGAGTGTAATCATTTCTTTTTTCTTCGGCATCAACCCATATCTTATAGAACATATTCATACCGTGTGGAGTAGAAACAATAATAACTTTTGTATTTTGACCAGAGGTAATTGTAGGATAAACAGATGCAAAGAATTGTTCTGCAACATTGGAAGGAACGAAAGCAAACTCATCCAAGAAAATAATGTTATATGAACCACCACGAATAGCACTTGAAGAAGTGGCAGCTGCTATAATTTTACTACCGTTCTCTAGTTCTATATTACCTTTGTTCCATGCAACAACACCTTGTTGCATCCACTTAGGAAGATTCTCATATGCAAGTTGTAGTCTACTTAGAATGTCTCTAGCAGTTGATGACTTATTGGCAAGAACAGCAATATTTACATTTGGATTAAACAATGCATAATGTAATAGGTAACTGATAATAGTAGTAGATTTACCAGACTGTCTGGGTAATTTAAAAATAGAAAATCTCTTGTCATGCATAGTTTCAATCATATCCTTTTGAAAATCATACATTTCAAAAGAAACAAGACCTTTATCCAACGAAACTATTTGGACATAATTTTCAATAAAATAAAGAGGGTTTTCAGCACACTTATGATATTCTTTGATATCATCTTTTGTGAACTCGACAGCTGTATTTGCTTTTTTGAGATTGGGATTACCTAGATACTGGTTTTGGTCAGCCATACTACTTCTCTTTCAACATTTTCTGCAATTCAGCAGTACTCCCCACAAACAAAGCATTGGTCACATTCTTAGGTGCATTGTTTGGAACCTCTTTCAACCTTTTCATTTTTTCTTGTAAGTCCCCAAGCTTCTCAGTAACCTCTGCAACTTGTTTAATAAGATTTCCAGCAACCTCATATGCTCTTGGGTGGTCTGATTCTTTTGCGAGTTCCAATATTCCTTCGATTGCATCAGTGCCCCTTTCGACTAAATTATAGAAGTTTTGTCTTTGGTATGCATAATCCTTGTCAGTATCATTTGCATCGCCCCAATCTTCTTGTTGTTTTAAAACTTCTTGTTTTGGAGGTTCTTTGTTTTTTTCAACTGATATTTCTTCTACAATTCCCAAAGCTTTATCAATAATATTATCTGACATTTTTTTCTATTCGTCCTCACCAGTCACAGGATTAAACACTTTTCCATCTGTAAAGAAAGATGATACTTCATTAAACCCAAAATCATCATCAGCGTCAGCACCAGCTGGGTTTGGCGTGACTGTCAATCTTTGTTCTCTCTTTGGAGACTTATCTGGTAAATCAAGGAATTGATCAACTTGAGCAGTTTTGATAACATTACTGGAAGTAACAGGGCCATACAAGTAGAATTTACATGTAAAGTTCATTGTATATATTAGTGCTCTTCGTGATTCAAATTCTCCTTCATAGTTATCTTCATAACTGATACTATTTAGGATAATTGGAACATCTCTTTTGATTC